ATGCCGAAGGCTGACATAGTGCGAAGACTGAAAGACGCTGGCTGGATTGATTCTGATGAAACGCCAGAAGATATACTCGCTAAAATAATGCAGGAATCACCACTCTAATATGTCGGCTGAAGATTTCTTGGTAGACGCAACTACGCGGCACCAGATATTCGTACAAAGGTTTGCTGGTGGTCAGGTAAAAGAAATGCTTGGCTACCTGCGCGACCTTGTGTTTCAGGTTGAGATTAAACTAGCAGAAGCCAGCACATTGTCACAAGCCCAAAAGCTGGGTATCAATTTGCGGGAAATACGCGAGCTGATAGACGAAGGTCTTGAGGCGGCATCTGGGAATTTACTTGCTAACACTGCTGACTTTGCTGAATACGAAGCGCAATTTGCTGTCAAAACATTGAACGCGGCATCTACTGTCGAAGCTGTTTTACCAGAAAGCAGAATATTGCAGGCTATAGTTACGAATCAGCCAATGGAACTTGTAACTGATAAGGCTACCCAGCGATTAACTATGAGCGAAGCTATATCTGGATTTAACAGGAAGAAGTCTGCCGAAATCACCAGAACGATACAGAACGGCTTTATAAATGGCGATACAACGGCAAACATTAGCAGGTCTGTCAGGAGTCTAACTAAGCGACAAGCAAGACAGGCTGATGCGCTGGTACGAACCACCGTCAATCATATATCCAGCCAAGCAAGAGCAACTACGCATAAAGATAATGCCGACATTCTCACTGGCGAAATGTTTGAGGCAACTCTGGATAGCAGAACAACGATTGGCTGTGCCGCACTGGATGGCAAGATATTCGGCTTTAACGAACCCGTATTTACACCCCGTCACTGGAATTGCCGCTCGCAGAGAATACCAGTGGTAAACCCTAAATATGCGCAACCAAGTTTATCCGGCAAAAGAGCCGCAGAAGGCGGTCCGGTATCAGGCGGCACAAAATACGCAAGCTGGATTAAGAGACAACCAAAAGCATTCCAGCAAGAAGTGCTGGGCGCAGACAGAACAGAATTGCTACGCAAGGGTGGATTATCAATAGACAAGTTTAGCGACCCTGTGGGGCGTACCTATACACTTGACGAACTCAGAACACTAGAACCAATGGCTTTCGAGCAAGCGGGATTAGAATAATGGCTAAAGACCCAAGACTTTCGAGAATAGGTGTGGAGGGCTTCAACAAGCCAAAGCGCACACCCAATCACCCTACAAAATCGCATGTTGTTGTAGCGAAGGAAGGTGAAAAGGTTAAAACAATTCGCTTCGGTCAGCAGGGCGTTTCAGGTTCACCAGCAAGAAAGGGTGAGTCGAAATCAGCCAAAGCAAGACGCGCATCATTTAAAGCGAGACACGCAAAAAATATCGCCAAAGGCAAAATGTCTGCGGCTTATTGGGCAGATAAAGTGAAGTGGTAATTTGTAAAGTTGCACAAAGAAAGATTTACTATACAATAAACCTTAACGCCACTGGGTGGCTAAATAGTACGGGGTACTAAAAATGTTGAAATACCAAGTTGAATCAATAGAAGAACTGGACGAAACTGTCCAATCACTCTATACAGAAAAAGACGGTGCTTACGTTTTAACTGTTGATGGACTTCCACAGCCTGAAGATACAAGCGGGCTAAAGAATAAATTAAACGAGTTAATGACAGAAGCCAAAGAAGCTAAACGCAAGGCTCGTGAACTTGAAGAATCAAAGACACAGCAGGAAGAAGAATCAGCCAAAGAGAAAGGCGAGTTCAAAACCTTATGGGAGCAAGCCCAGCAAAGGCTATCCGAGAAGGACGAAGAACTAAAACAGTTTAGCGAAAAGATACAGCAGAAAGACGTTAATATTGCCGCCAGAGGTGTAGGCTCTATGCTTGCAAAGTCTGACGCAAAACGTGCTGAAGTTTTAAGCGATTATGCCGCAAAGTATGCAAGGCATAATGGCGAAGAAGTTGAGTTTATCGTGAATGGTGCGCAGGTTGACACCAATGCGCTGATGGCTCACCTTACAAAAGAATATCCATTCTTAGTGGATGGCTCAAACGCTACTGGTGGTGGCGCACAGAGTTCGTCTGGAGGCGGGGCTTCCAAAAATGTAAACAGAACCGAATTTGATAATATGTCACCTGATAAAAAGATGGCGTTTCTCAAGGACGGTGGAATCGTAGAAGACTAATCACAAAAAGGTAATTTATCATGGCTAATACCCTGACTAACCTCACTCCCGACTTATATGAGGCGCTGGATACAGTATCCCGCGAACTTGTCGGTATGATTCCTGCTGTGACTCTAGACGCATCTGCTGAAAGAGCCGCTAAAGGACAAATCGTTCGTTCACCTGTTGCCCCTGCATCTACTGCCGCTGACATTGTTGCGGCTACTAATGCACCGGACACTGGCGACCAGTCTATCGCTAACAAAACTATTTCTATCAGCAAGGCTCGTGCCGTACCTGTAAGAATGAATGGCGAAGAACAGCGCGGTCTGAACACCGGACCCGGCTATCGCAACATTCTGCGCGACCAGTTCGCACAGGCTATGCGTACTCTTACTAACGAAGTAGAAACCGACCTGACTGCCCTGTATTCTGGCATGTCACGCGCCGCTGGTGCCGCTGGCACAACTCCGTTTGGTACTGCTGGCAACTTCACTGATGCCTCAAACTCTTTGCAGATTTTGAAAGACAACGGTGCGCCACTAACTGACAACCAGTTGGTAGTATCTTCTGCCGCTGGCGCAAACCTGCTTGGCTTGCAGTCTCGCGTAGACATTCAGGGCAATGACGCTCTGCTACGTCAGGGTGTTATGCTGACTACTGCTGGCATGGATATTCGTGAAAGCGGTCAGGCTAACAGCCACACCAAAGGCACAGGCTCAGGCAAACTGGTAAATGATGCTGGTCTGGCTGTAGGTGATACTGTTATCGCCGCTGACGGTGGTTCCGGTACTATTCTAGCTGGTGATGTTGTTACCTTTGCTGGCGACACTAACAAGTATCTTGTAACCGAAGCACTTGATGCTGGTTCTTTCACCATCGCCGCTCCCGGTCTGCGAACTGCTGTTGCTGATAATGCCGCAATCACTGTTGGCGATAGCTACACAGCTAACATGGCTTTCAACCGCTCAGCTATTGCTCTCGTTACTCGCGCACCTGCTCGACCAGAAGAAGGCGACAGTGCTGATGACGTAATGCTGATGACTGACCCACGTTCAGGTCTGACCTTTGAAGTATCACTCTACAAAGAATATCGTAGAGTACATTACGAGATTGGTCTGGCATGGGGTGTATCGCTCATCAAGCCAGAGCATACTGCACTTCTGCTTGGCTAAGTCTAAACGTGAAGGGCGGCTTCGGTCGCCCTTTCACTTTATTGAGGCAATTATCATGGCAATCGAAACAATGCAAATTGTGTACGAGAAATCCAAAAGCGGTTATGCCATAATCAACAAAGTGGATTTCGACCCTGCTACAATGCAAGAGTACGGAAAAAAAGCTAAGCCGAAAGCTAAAGCGAAACCAAAAGCAAAAGCAAAAAAGTAGGTAAACATAATGGCTAAAAAACAAACAGCTAAAACCGTGGAAGTTTTCAAAGACTTGGCCGAAGAAGTTATTGCAGACTCTGCCGCTGAAGCCGTTAAAAAGGTTGCAACGGTAAAAATGGCTCGCTATGACAGGGCTGAACCTATAGAGGTTCCTGCCGACCAAGTTGAACGCTACAAACAATCTAGTTGGAAAGTAGTATAAATGGCTACAATTATCGTGGAAGATGGAAGTAATGTTGCTGGTGCTAACAGCTATGTTACTGTGGTTGAGTTTACGCAGTTTTGCTCCGACAGAAACATAACCATAGTGAATACTTATGGCGATGAATCGCAATTGCTTATTCAGGCTATGGATTACTTTGAGCAACAGCCGTTTAAGGGCATCAAGAATGTAGAAACCCAAGCCCTGCAATTTCCGCGCTCCGACCTATGGATAGATAGCTATCTTGAGCCATCTGACCAAATACCGAAGCTAGTCAAAGACGCGCAGATAACTATTGCCGTATCTTTTATGCAGGATTACAGCCCACTATCTACCGTTGACCGAGTAGCGAAGCGGGAAAAGGTTGACGTACTGGAAGTTGAATATATGGATAACGCATCAGCGACACCTATACTGCGCTCCATAGGTAACATTATGCGCAAGCTGGTTACCTCATCAACATTCGGCTCAAACTTCGCAACAATACGCGCATAAAATGGCTGTCAATTACGCAAGTTTACAAAAGACCGCATTTAACCTGCTCAAAGCTAACGGGCAGGCTATAACCTTTTCCTATACATCTGGCGAAGATATAGACCCAGCTACCGGAGTTGTTTCTGACGCTGGCACTAGTGTAAACGTAACCGGATATGGTGCGGCAACCAAATACAAGAACATGGAAATTGATGGCGAAGCAATACAGGCTTCTGATATGCGATTGATTTGCGACAATGTTGCAACAAAGCCAGAGCAGGGTTGGAATGTATATGTAAACTCTGGAAACTGGCGCGTTATGGACGTTGAAGAAATAAGCCCAGCCGGAACAAATGTTATTTACATCTGTCAGTTGAGAAAATGAGCGTAGCAGAAAAAGATATTAATACCGCGCTATCAGTGCGATTAAAACAGATACAGGTTGCTGACGTTCCACCTATTGCGTGGGAAAATGCGCCATATACTCCTGTCGCAAATACTTTGTATCTGGAAGAAACATTTATCCCGAACATAAAGAATCAGGTAGGGCTGGAAAATAGCAGTACAGACGACTACGAAGGCATTTATCAGGTGTTGGTAAGGGATGCACGCGGTGCGCGTAGGTTTAATGCGCAGGAACAGGCAAGGCTTGTTGCAGAGCATTTCCCGCGTGGTGCAGAATATACGCATAACTCCATTACAGTGAAAATAGTCTCTGCCGCTGTTTCGCAGGGGCTTTCTGTAGATAATACGTACAACGTACCCGTAACGATTACTTGGCGAGCATTGGCATGAGTTTTAAGTCTGACATGGATAAAATCCAGAAAGATATTGAGCTACGCGCTGACAGAGCATTGCGTGCGGCTTTATTAACCATGACCACTGAAATAATAACTGGTACGCCAGTTGATACCGGAAGGGCAAAAGCTAACTGGCAAGCCAGTGTTGCAAGGCCAAAGACCGCAGAATTAAGCGAGACTGATAAATCTGGGGGTGCTACAATCTCAGAAGCTAACAATGCAATATCGGTTGCATTAGGCAATAAATACTATTTGACGAACAACCTCCCGTACATTGGTGTGCTGGAGTTTGTGCCGGGATTCACTAAGAAACAAAAAGCTGGATGGGTGAGAAGCGCAGTACAAAGATTCAAGCCCAACCTTGAACACAACTTAAAAGCTGAAAACCTATAGAGGTAATTAAAAATGGCTATACGCACAAGCGCAGGAACAAGTATTGGCATAAGCGCAACTTTGCCAACTACTTTCGATGATGACGCAACCACTGGTTATCCATCACTAACTTTTTTAACTATTGGCGAAGTATCTGAACTGCCGTCAATCGGAACCGTATACAACCTTGTTACGCATAACCCACTGGGCGAGCGCAGAGTTGTGAAAAAGAAAGGCTCCATCAATGATGGCGCAATGACTATTTCTTTCGCGGCTGACGAAG